CCTAGGAACAGCAGATAGATTCTTAGTAAGAATCAACTTAGCACTTGAATTAGAAAAAAACACTATAAATTATCTTCTAATAGATTCTAATAATGTAAAAAAACCACTTGCTAGAGGTCAATTTCCTTTAACACAAGAACAAATTGATAATCATGGAAATGATATTAACTGGGCATATGATTATGCAGCAGAACAATTAGGTGTTACTTTAATAAAATAAATAAAAATAGATAAACCATGGAAACAATTTGGAAAATAACAAATTTAAAAAGAATACCTGGTAATGATTTAGTTATCGAAGCAGAATATGGTGTTACATTTAAATTAGAAGATGAAATGGATAGAAGATTTGGATTAGTTACTTTAGAAGGTGATGCAAATGACCCAAACTTTATACCATATGAAAATTTAACTGAGGATATTGTAATAGGATGGGTAAAATCAGTATTAGGAACTGAATCTATTGCTGCTTTAGAAAGTGAATTACAACAAGAACTTCAAAGTAGAATTGATGAAAAGAACAATCCAGAATTTATAGAAGAAAATCCTTTTGTAAAGAAAAGAACTCGTAAAAATAAAGATACTTCAGAAGAATAATTAACAATTTAATTAAATAATTTACAAGCACGGAATGATGAAACATTTCCGTGCTTTTTTATATAATGATATATACACTAAATATTATTATATGCAAAAACAATATTCTATATTCCATATAGAAGGTGGATTAGGAAAACACATAGCTGCAACTGCAGTCGCAAAATGCATCAAGAATACACATCCAGATAGAGAATTAATAGTAGTTTGTGCATATCCAGAAGTTTTTATTAATTTACCATTTATTTCTAGAGTTTATAAAATAGGAATCACACCCTACTTTTATGATGAATATATCAAAGATCAAGACTTTTTAGTTTTTAAACACGAACCCTATTTTACAACTGATCATATTAAAAAATCAAAATCTTTAATAGATAACTGGTGTAACTTATACGATTTAAATTATTTTGGTGAACTACCAGAGATTAAATTTAATTATAGGCAACTTCAATTTAACCAAAATCTATGGTATAGAGAAAAACCTATATTCTTAATTCAAACAAATGGAGGTCCATTAGAAGGTCAAAAATATATCAATTCATGGACTAGAGACATTCCACCATATCTATTAAGTACTATTATTGAATCGTTTAAAGATGATTATCATATAATACAAGTATGTAGACATAAAAATCAAGCAATACACCCAGATGTCGAAGTCATATCAGAACCTATGAGCAATACTGAATTATTTGGACTTGTTCAAGCATCTAGTAAAAGATTATTAATAGATAGTTCTTTACAACATGTAGCAACTGCTTTAAATAAAAAATCAACAGTTCTTTGGATAGGAACAGATCCCAAAGTATTTGGATATGATTTACATGATAATATTTCAGCAAATTTAAATGATGATAATTTTAAAAGACCTGAAAGTTATTTATTTGATTATGGGTTTACTGGAGAATTATATGAATGTCCAGTTGAAGATATGAGGACTATGTTTGACGTTACTCAAATTATAAATAGTTTAAACTTACAAAATTAAAATATGAAGCAAATATTTTTTCAAAGCTCATTACCAAGAGCCGGCAGTACACTATTACAAAATATATTAGCACAAAATCCTGATTTTCACGCAACACCAACATCTGGAGTTTTAGATTTATTATTAGCATCAAAGAATGTATATAATAGTTTACCAGAATTTAAAGCACAAAATGCAGATGTGGTAGAAGAACATATTAAAGGATTTTGGAAAGGTGGATTAGAAGGTTATTTCTCTAATATAAAAGAACCATATGTTATTGATAAATGCAGGGGTTGGAGTGCTTTTTATGATCTTGTTAATTTATTTTATCCAAATCCTAAAATGGTATGTATGATTAGAGATCCTAGAGATATTTTTACATCTATGGAAAATAATTATAGAAAGAATCCATTAGCAAACGCAGGTGTAGTTGATACTTCGCAATTAAAAGGTACAACTGTAGAAAAAAGAATAGATCATTTTGCAGCCAATATACCGGTTGGTTTATCGTTTGATAGATTAAGAGATATAATATCTCAAGGTATACATAGAAATATACTTTTTATTAAGTTTGAAGATTTAACAAAAGATCCACAGGCAGAAATGAATAAAATATATGATTATTTTGAAGTAGAAAGGTTTAAACATGATTTTAATAATATTGAGCAAATAACACAAGAAGACGATAGAATACACGGTCCTTTTGGAGATCATAAAGTAAGACAGGTAGTCGCTCCTATAAAATCTAAAGCAGTTGAGACTTTAGGCCCAGCTGCATGTCAATGGATCAGGCAAAATTACGATTGGTTTTATCAAGAATTTAAATACTATTAATTATGATATATTGGTTTACAGGTCAGCCATGTGCTGGAAAAACAATTTTAGCTAATAAATTAAGAGATTACTTAGAAGCTAAACAAAATGAAAAAGATCCAAATAACAGATATAAGGCGTATCGAATAGATGGTGACGAAATGAGAGAGCTATTTACAAACAAAGACTACACAATTAACGGAAGGGTAGTTAATGTTGGTACTGCACAAAAAATTGCACATTACCTTCATAATCAAGGACATGATGTTATAGTATCTTTAGTTGCTCCTTATATTGATCAGAGAGAAGATTTTAAAAAACTTATAGGTATAGAAAATATGGTTGAGTTCTATGTTCACACCTCAGAATCAAGAGAAAGAGACCATTTTAAAGCAATAGCTTATGTACCACCAGTTTCAGACTACGTAGATATTGATACGACATATGACACTCCAGAACAAAGCTTTGAAATAGTAAAAAAATGGATACAATAAAAAAGAATACATATTTCTGTGATATTGATGGTACTATATTTAAGTATCGTAAATTTGAAACATATACAGAATCAGATGTTGAGGTTATAGAATCAACCAAAAAATATTTAGTCGATAAAAAATCTGAAGGTCATATGATAATTCTAACCACTGCTAGGCCGGAAGAAATGAGAGAGCATACTGAATTAGAATTACAAAATAATGGTATACCATATGATAGATTAATTATGGGAATTGAAAGAGGACCTCGATACTTAATTAATGATATGGATCCAAATAACCCAGGTGAAAGAGCAATAGGAATAAATTTAATAAGAGATAAAGGAATATGAAAAAGTATTTAGCACAAGCAGCTTTTCAGTCATCATATAATGAAAATAAGTATTCAATGTACATTGGAAGATGGCAACCATGGCACGCAGGTCATAGATGGTTAATAGACCAAAGATTAGATGAAGGTAAAAATGTATGGATTGCAATTCGTAATATTCCACCAGATGAAAAGAATCCTTGGACTGCAGAAGAGGTATTAGCAAATCTACAAATTGAATTAAAAGATTTAATAGAAGAAGGTAGAGTAGTTACAACAATTGTACCAGATATTGAATCGATAAATATAGGAAGAGGTGTTGGATATGATGTTATAGAACATTGCCCACCTGATCAAGTAAAAAATATCTCTGCAACTAAAATCAGAGAACAAATGAAAAAAGATGGTAAGTTATAAAAGACATATTGCAAAAACAATAAGTTGGAGAATTATAGGAACATTAGATACAATGTTACTTTCAGCAATAATCACTGGAAGTTGGCAAACTGGTTTAACAATCGGAGGTGTTGAAGTTTTTACTAAAATGATACTATATTTCTTTCATGAAAGAGCATGGTATAAGTTAAGTAAATTTGGAGTTGATACAACTGAACAACTTTAAAATTTATAAAAAATGATATGAAAGATTATCTTAATCCAAAAAAACATATAGAAAATTAACATATCATAGAAACTAATTTTTAAAAAACTATATAATAAATATGTCAGAAATTATTAAACACCAGACCGGAATATACGGAACCTATATGTATATTGATTCAGTATTAGAGGGATCAAATTCAACGTGGGATTTTTCAGGTTGGATTTGTTCAGTTGAACATGAAATAGAAGATCTCTTAATAGATGGTACTTCTATTAAACCATCCTTTTCGCCAAGACCTGATGTGGCTGAGCTTTATAGTCCAAAGGGATTTAACCCAGGCGTTAAATTTACTCTTAAAAAAGAGGATATTTTTAAACCATTACAGATTAAATTTGAAGGAGCTGATGAATTACATGACATAAATTCTTTAGCAAGATGGGTATCTTATTATTCTGGATTTGCTAATGAGGATAAAGGTATAATTGTTGTAGATAATTTCTACGCAGATCCTGATTTTGTTAGAGAATGGGTAATTAATGAGATTAATTTTAGTTCTTCAAATTATCATAAAGGGGAAAGAGCAACTGAAAGATTTTCAATCTATGGAATGAAAGAAAAGCTTGAAAAAATTATTGGCAAACCAATCTATAATTGGAATCATGATAATTATGCTAATGGGATATTTCAATTCTGTACAGCAGATCAACCAATTGTTTATCATGTTGATAATCAAACGTATGCTGGAATTGTATTCTTAACACCTGAAGCACCTGCAAGTACTGGGACTGCTTTTTATCGAAGTAAAGTTACAGGTGACTATAGATTTGACGATGAAAAAAGAAAAACAACCAACTACGTTAGAGCCTTTCAGGGTAAAAGTGCTGAAATGAATTTTTATGATGGAACAAATTTTGAAAAAATAGATGAGGTGGGAAATGTATATAATAGATTGGTTCTGTTTGACGCTAAAAATATTCATGCAGCAACTCAGTACTTTGGAGATGCTATAGATAATGCTAGACTTTTCCACATGTTTTTCTTTGACGTATAATAAAAACAACAATATGAAAATTAATGTAATTACCCGAAGTACTCGCCTTCATAATTTAAAAACTGTAAAAGAATCTGTATTCAGCAATATACCTAAAGGATTGAAAATAGGATGGCATGTTGTATTCGATGTGAATTCGCTTAAAGATATTGATGCAGAATTATTAGGTGAACTAGAGGACTCAAATACAACATACTACTTTAAAAAAGGAGATGTCGTTGGCATGTTATACCCACAGACTGGTGAGATAATTTCAACTTTCAAAAAATCTTGGGTATATTTTTTAGATGATGATAATATAATGCATCCAAATTTCTATACACAGATTAGTAAAAAAATAGAAGAAAATCCTGAAAAAATGGTCCATGTAGTTTCACAGAGGGTAGATGGAAAGGATTTTACAGGTCTTGATTTTAGATTAGCTGATCCATCATTTGTAAAAAAGAGTAGAATTGACCTTGCTCAATTTATAGTTAACTCTGAGGTATACAATGAATGGGGTTATAAATTTCAACCAGATTATTGCGCTGACGGTATTTTAATCGAGCAGGTTTTTAAAGAGCACCCAACCTGGTTTACATTTACAATTGATGAATTAAGTTACTATAATTACTTAGAGAAAAAATCAACAGCAAAAGTACCTAAAGTATTGTATGTTGGCAAGGACGAGCCTGAATTAAAATCACTTAAAATACTTGATTATGAGGCAGATAATTTAGATGTTAAGTATTTAAAATCAGATGACCAAATTCAAATTCATTTAGCCAAATTTAAACCAGACGTTATTATAACAAGAGGTGGATCATGGAAAGAATTTCCAGGAATGGCAAACATGCCTCTTCAATTTCGTAGAAAATGGGTAAATGTGCCTGTTGATAAATCAATTGAAGAAGTTGGACAATTAGCATATCAGTGTTCTATGGAAACCCTATTATCACCAGATGGACTTGAAGATTCAGAAATGATTTCATACACAACCCCAATTTATAACACAGGGGATAAACTGTACAACACCTACGGGTCTCTATTAGAACAGACTTACCAAAATTGGGAGTGGGTTCTTATTAATGATTCAACTGATGGCGGTAGAACTCTTAAAACAGCAGAAGATATTGCAAGTCGAGATCCTCGAGTTAGGGTTTATGATTTTAGAGAAAAGAGTGGAGGAAACATTGGTGAAGTAAAATGGAGAGCAAATTGCATGGCTAAAGGATTTATTTTAGCAGAATTAGACCATGATGATTTATTGGTTCCATGGTGTACTGAAGATTTATATAAGGCGGCAAAGAAACATCCGGAGGCTGGATTCTTTTTTAATGACACTCTTGAAGTTAATGAAAATTGGGAATCTCAAACCTATCCTGATGGATTTGCATTTGCGTATGGATCCTATAGAGATGAAGAGTATAAGGGTAAAATGATGAAAGTTGCAAATCAACATAATATTAACCCAAAAACTATTAGACACATTGTTGGTGTTCCAAACCACGTAAGAGCATGGAGAAGAACAACCTACTTTGAAATCGGAGGACATAATAGAAACCTTACAGTGGCTGATGATTATGAATTAGTTGTAAGAACTTTTTTAAAGACAATCACTTGTAAAATACCAAAACTTGGATATGTTCAATTCTTATATAATAATGCAAATGGCCAAAATACACATGACATGGCTAGGGCAGATATTCAAAGAAGAGTGCGCACGATTGGCTACTATTATAATGAGCAAATCAAGAATAGATTTGAAGAACTTGGTCTTAAAGATTGGGCATATGAAGAATTTCCAGGAGCTCCACTTCGGGCAAAGCCAAGATATGGTGCAGAAGAAATGGCTGCCAATATAATCTATCAAGAATAATGATTAACATGTGATTAATTAATATATGGCAAAAAAAGAAAATCAAATAGCAAAAGTAAAAGATCCAAAAATCGGTAAAAAATATAGTTATCGATTTGCTGGATCTATACAATCTGGGTTACTTTTCAGGCATAGTGAAAGTTTAACTAAAACTTATGGATATCCGTGGTTTTGGTTTTACAATAGCGATGATACACCAAACGATCGTGGAGAATACTTAAAATACCCAGTCGGTATTTATAACATCTTAGAAAAACTTTAATATGTACTCTAGACAAGACTTTAAAAATCTACTATTTATCGACATTGAAACAACTTCAGAATTTCAATATTACAATGAGCTTGAAGAGGCTAGGCCTAAATCTTTAGAACATTGGGCTAAAAAAGCCCTCCAAATTAAAAAAGGCGGGGATCATTTAGAAAAAGATGATGCTGAAATGTATCGACATATGTCAGCACTCTATCCTGAATTCGGTAAAATTAGGGTAATATCAATTGGTCAAATTAAGTTTGATGAAGATTCAGATAATGTGAAAGCGCATGTTAGATCTTTTTATGGAGATAATGAAGCTGAAATTTTAAGAGAATTCTTAGGAACAATGCAGGCTGTTTTTAACAAAAATTCAAATGTTCAATTGGTTGGACATAATGTTAAGAATTTTGATATGCCATACATTATTAAAAGATCGATAATTAACCAGCTCGCAATTCCACATCAGTTTCATTTTCAAAAGAAAAAGCCATGGGAAAACTGCATATTAGATACTTATGATATTTGGAAATTTGGTGGGATTGGCAGCGCTTCTCTTGACTTAATTTGCGAGAGACTTAATATTCCATCACCAAAGGATATAATGCATGCTGTTGAAACAACTGATCAATATTGGTTAGGTAATTTAGAAAAAATAAAAGAGTATTGTGAGGGCGATGTAATAGCCACTATGAACGTTATGCTTAGAATGTCAAATTTAAATATTATAGAATAGCATGAAAATCTGGGCCTATGTAACTATATGGAACGAAGAGAAGATGCTAGATTTTTATCTTAGGCATTATTCTCAATTCTGCGATAAAATAATCTTTTTTGACAACGAATCCGATGATAGGTCTCATGAGATAATTAACTCATACCCAAACACAGAAATAAGAACCTATTCTACGGAGGGAACATTTAATGATTACAAGCATCTTAATTTAAAACATGAGGCAATTAAAGAGGCTAGAGGAAACTGCGATTATGTAATTATTAGCGATTGTGATGAATTTATTTACCACCCGAATTTAGTTCAATTTTTAGAGGAACATTTAAATAAGACTGCAGTTTTTTATCCAGCAGGATTCCAAATGGCTTCACATTATTTCCCAGAAACTGATAGTCAAATATACAATGTTATTAGGACTGGAGAACCTTCACCATGGTACTCAAAACCTATCTTATTAAATCCAAATATGGTCCAAGATTTTTATTGGGTTGAAGGTTGCCATGAGGTTGAAATTGGTAGACTTAAACATACTGGATATATTTACCATGTTGTTCCTGAAGATGTGAGGCCTAATGGACCTTATAAAGAACACCAGTGGGGTAATTGGAAAATAATGTTTGATCTATTACATTTGTTTGAAAAAGAGCCACTTAAGCTGTTGCACTACAAGTTCTTAGGCAGTGAGTTTGTCATGGATCGTTATAAACAATATGCTAATAGAGTTAGTGAAGCCAACAAAGATGCAGGGTTAGCTGCTCAATATGAGAACACTGTCAAAACAAATTCAGCACATGCTGAGATTGAGCTAATATTAGGAAATTCTGTCATATTAAATTTATAAAATATGACAAAGTGTCATTATATTGATTTTGGCATAGTTTTTATAGTAACTATATTGAGCAATAATGCTCTTAAAAATTAAATAATTAAATTATGTTTTTTACAAGTAGAAATTTAGACAAATTAGTGGATGACATTATTTATAATAATGTACACCCACTTTTCAAATCAACAATTACAAAGTATACTAATATCCCGTATATTGAAAGATCTGAAGATGGAGTATTAATTAGATTAGAACTTCCTGGGTATGAGAGCGAAGATCTTGAAATTTCAATTCAAGACACTGAATTAACTATTAAAACTATTGATGGTTTTGAAAGTGATTCATTAGATTCTTTTGAAAGAAGTTTTGAATTAATAGAAGATATTGATACAAATACATGTTCTGCTGAAATGAAAGCAGGTGTTTTAAGGTTAACCTTTAAATATAAAAAAGAAAAAAAGGCTAAAAAAATAATAATTAAATAAAAATAATTGTTAAAATATTTTTTTATATCAAATAAAATGTTTATATTTACATATAATTAAAAAAACACATAACATGGAAAATTTTAACGATTTTGAATTTGATGATGATTTCAGTGATGAAATTATGGACATAATTAAAGAGGCTAATATGCAAGAAGATCTAGAAGAAATTAAATTAAAATTAGCAAATGAAAACTACAATGCAATTATTTTAAAGGGTATTGATGTTGATGCTATGATTAGAATGAACATGGATATTAAACCAATCAAGCAAACACTGCAACAAATGTTGGATTTATTTCAAGATCTTGAAGAGTATGAAAAATGCGCAAATATCTTAAAATGCATTAAAGAATTAGAATAGTTAAAATCTAATTAAAGTAGAGGGAACCATTAATGGTTCCCTTTTTTTTGCCTAAACAAATTACAAATATATAATATAATAATAAAGAACTATAATATTATGGAAGATAACATACATATCGCAAGAATAGCAACTGCTCTAGAGAAGATTGCAACCTTAATGGAAAACGCACAGACTAGGGAAATTAATATAGCTAAAAAAACTAGAGTTGCAGAATCTAAAGCAATTAAATCTGCCTTGATGGAGCAGGTGAAAAAGGACGCAAGACAGAGAGTATCAGATAAAAAGGCTAGACAATCTCCTAAAAAATCATAATGAGCTACTACGATACCTTAAATGTATCTCAAACTGCAACACAAGAAGAGATTAAAAAATCTTATAGAAAGCTTGCAAAAGAATATCACCCAGATATAAACGATGGAGACGATTCTAAATTTAAAAAATTGGCAGAGGCATATGAAACATTAAGTGATGATAAACTAAGAAGGTCATATGACCTTAAAAATATGGGTAGAACAAGTGCGCAGCATGAATTTGAAAGGGCCTGGTCAAGCGCGTTTAATCAAAGTGATAGTTTTTCAGATATGTTCAATAATATCTACAATGAAACCTCTAAAGGCCCTGATGTTAGAGTTTCCTTGAACATTACAATGGAGGAGGTTTACTATGGTACAAGAAGACATATAAATGTAGGTCAAGGTGGTTTCAATCTAAATATACCTAAAGGAATATTAAATGGAACTAAACTTAAAATAAGGGAACGTGGGGCAGAGCACCCGATAAATTCAATGGCTCCTCGTGGAGATGTAATAGTTACAGTTAATACACTATTTGACCCAGATCTGGTGGTAAATGGCTCAGATATTTATGTTGATATATCTTTAGATTGGTGGGATATTTTATTAGGTGGTGAATTTGAGGTTAACACAAAAATTAATACGGTTAAGATAAAGGTTCCTCAAGGTTCACATGATTCTAAATTATTAAGAGTAGTTGGTAAGGGAATGCCAATATATAGTACAGAAGAATATGGCAATTTGATGGTTAAACTTAGAACTAAAAAAATAGATTTAAGCGAGGATCAAATCAAACTACTTAAAAATATAAAAGAATCCAATGGATGAAATTGAAGATTATGACAATACTCCAGGTTTTATTAAAGATTTACAAGAATCTTCTAAAGATACTATGATGGAAATGATATATGATGCAATAATTAATAAAAAACACGGTGCATTAAGTGGAGATAGTCCAATTGAAACTAAAATTGATGGACTTAACTTAATACTGAATTTTTTTAAGAACAGAGAAGAATATGAAAAATGTTCTGAAATAAAAAAAATAATAGACGAATATAATGCTAATAATCAAGGTTGAAAATAACAATATAGAAAAGGCTCTTAAAATCTTTAAGAATAAAGTTAGAAAAACTGGACAGGCTCAAAAATTAAGAGAGAATAAAGAATTTGAAAAGCCATCTATAACCAATAGGAAATCACTACAAAAAGCCAAGTATATCCAAAATCTCAAAGACTCCAATCAAGAAATGTAATATAATGATATAGTATTTTTTTTAACCAGGGTAGCCTTCTTTGGTCTGGTTTTAAATATATAAAATATCAAACGAAATATAATCGTTTTTAAAATTATAACAATCAAGATGGAGGATAATCGTGGAGATGACAAAGATTCTTTAATGAGATCTAGCTACTATATAATAACAAAGAATTTTACAAAGACTGTAAATAGATTTGTTGTTTTTAGAGATGGATCTAATATAATAGATATTCCACACGGAACTGGTCAGAGAAGTAAATTTATAGACTTATTATTAGAATACTTTATTGAGATTGAAGAGTATGAAAAATGCGAAACGCTCAAGAAATTAAAAGAACTTGTCATAATGGCAGGCGACTAAACATACCCTAATTTATGCAGAAGAAGACTAATTCAGAACCAACGCCTAGCGTTAAACGAATGTCAGTTAAAGAAGACAATATTAAACATGTTAATTTACGAAACAATCAAAGAGAATACGTCCAACAAATTCTAAAGAATCAAATCACATTTTGTTCAGGCCCTGCCGGAACTTCAAAAACATTTACTGCATGTTACACATCCCTACTATTATTAGCCGAAAAAAAGGTTAAAAAGATTATTTTATGTAAGCCAATCCAAGAATCTGGAGAAAGGCTTGGATTCTTACCTGGCGATATTGCAGATAAAATTGACCCATACATGCAATCCTATATTTCTAATTTTAAAAAAATCGCAGGTAATGAATTAATTGAAAGCCTGATTCATTATGGATTAATAGAATTCAAACCACTAGCATTTATGAGAGGAGATACCTTTGATAATGCTTTCATGATTTTAGATGAATCTCAAAATGCACAATGGCATGCTTTAATTTTATTCATAACAAGGATGGGTAAAAATTCAAAAGTGCTTATAACCGGAGATATTAGTCAATATGATATAGCCAAAGATAAAGTGTCATTTCATAAATTTATTAAAATTTTTAGTAAGGTAAATGGAGTCGGTGTACATGAATTCACAACAAAGGATATTGTTAGAGCTAAAATTTTACAGGATATAGTGCGCATATATGATAAATGGAAGGATGAAAATAATCTTTAATATATAAACAAAGCCAGTATAGAATGTTGAATTTGTAGTTATTTTCATAAGAAATTCTATACTTGGCTTTTTTTCATAAATAAAAAGATATATAATATAACTACAAATATATCAACATTTATGAAAAACTACAAATACTATTATGTGTATCGAATAACAAATAAGATTCATAATAAACACTATTATGGATATCGATCTACAAATACAGCACCATCATTAGATATCGGAATAAAATATTATTCTTCAAGTAAAGATAAAGATTTTATAGAAGATCAAATTAATAACCCACATAAATATAAATATACTGTTGTTTGTATTTTTAATAACAGGGAAGATGCGCATAATCTAGAAATAAAATTACATAAACGATTTAATGTAGGTTCTAATCCATCATTTTACAATAGGGCAAACGCAACATCTTCTAAATTTTCAATTACCGGTACGATTTTATCTGAAGAAACTAAGAAAAAAATGTCAAATGCGCACAAAGGTAAAATACTTTCCAAAGAAACGCGAGATAAAATATCAAAGGCAAATAAAGGAACCAAGCACTCTGCTGAATTTAAGGAAAAAATAAGAGCGAGAGCTATTGGAAATACATATCATAAAAATAAAAAGCATTCAAAAGAATCCAAAGATAAGATTTCTAATTCACTTAAGGGCAGAAAAGCATGGAACAAAGGTCTAAAGACGCCGGATGATGTCAAAGCAAAACAATCATTATCTAAATTAAATATGACCCAAGAACAAAAAGATAAAATGCATTCTTGGAAAAAAGGTCGACCTTGCCCAGATCATGTTAGACAGAAATTATCAAAACCTCAGAAAAAGGTGGAATGTCCGCACTGCAATAAGATAGGAGGTATTTCTGCAATGAAACAATCTCATTTTGATAGGTGTAAATGGAGAATTGATAATCCTGAAAAATAAGAAACTATTTTGCTTCCATCTATATAATATCTATATAAAATTATAAATGGAAGCAAAACTTATTTACCTTAAATCTAGCTACACTGGATTAGAAACTACAATAGAAATTGGATTAGATGAAGCAGGTCGAGGAGCCCTTGCAGGACCTGTCACAGTCGCAGCATGTATAATGCCTTTTGGATTTCAGCACCAACTTATTAAAGATTCTAAACTTTTAAATGAAGGGCAAAGAAAAGAGGCTAGAGAGATAGTACTTGAAAATGCACTAGCATATCACGTAGAACACATTTACCCCGATGAAATTGAATCAACAAACATCCTAAGAGCTACACTTAGAGGTATGAACCAGTGTCTCTTAGAGGTTAAGAAGAATCATAACTTTGATTTTATTTTAGTTGATGGAGATCAATTCCATGGATTTGAAGGAATTCCATTTGAAACTGTAATCGGTGGAGACAATAAATATACATCAATTGCAGCTGCAAGTATTTTGGCTAAAACTGAAAGGGATATGATGATGAAAGAATTGGATGAAAAGATTCCAGGATATGGATGGAACTCTAATAAAGGATATGGCACTGCAGCACACATCAAAGCAATTAAGGAAATTGGGCCAACTGAAAACCATCGACCAAGCTTTATTTCACATCTACTAACTGAAACAGCTTCACTGTTTTGAGAAGTTTAATACTCGGTATAATCCTATTTGTAATAGGACAGTCAATGATATGGTTTCAAACTAATGGTCAATTTGTATGGCCCTGGTTTAAAAAGAATCCATTGATCCTAGCACTTATTGGAGGGTCTACAATATCCTATCTATTTATTATAGCTACCAGATTAGTTGCTGGATATTATGGTGGTCAATTATGGCCTGGCAGATTTATAGCTTTTGCTATGGGTATGATTTCATTTTCTCTTCTAACCTATTATTTAATGGGAGAGTCTTTAAGCACCAAAACAATAATATGCTTATGCCTCGCATTCTGTATAATATTGATCCAGTTATTCTGGAAATAAATTGTTAATAACTTTTTGAAAATAATTAGCCAAACATTTTTTTGTTTGGCTTTTTTTGTTTATATTTGTATAGTAATTAAATAACAACATTAAAATATAACATTATGACAAAATTAGAATTAGACTACAGTAAAATTAGTAACGTTTTAGTTGGAGGAGTTGATATGCAAGATTATCCAGATTTCTGTGATGCATACATTGAATCCGCTGATTATGATGGTCGCGAAATGACCGACGAAGAATTAGATCTTTTAAATGAAGACGGATGTTTCATCTCAGAATCAGCTCATGAGAGTCTATATTAATTGTTAATAACTTTAACATAACTTTAACATCTGAGATTTTTTTAGTCTCAGTTTTTTATTTATATTTACATATAATTAATTAAAACAAAACAAATGATAAAAAAATTAGAAGTGAGTGCAGAAAATAGCAAAATAATTGATGGTAGTTTATACATAACTGCGGTTTTTGCTCAAAACCTGGTAAAAGGTCAGAAAGCATTGGTTGATGTTTCAAATAAAGTTAACTTTCCAGGAATGGGTCAATTAGTTAAGTATAACGGCGAATACAATAGAAAATAATTATGAAAGTATCTAATATTAAATGTAATGGGGTTGCCAATACAGCAGTAGCTAATTCTTCAATTCCTTCAATTCAAACTGCGATATCTCTATTTAGAATGCGATTTGATGAATCTGAAATTATAGAAAAGTTTACCACAAATGATGATTATCATATAGGTTCAAGATTTACCAGCGATAACACAGTTGCTTTAACAATTGCTAGTGCTCTAGTTGAAGAGGCAGAAAAAGAACTTAGAACCAATGATTCAATAATTATCGAAGGATATATCTTGGCTTTTATTGATTCTTTAAGCGGTACTGAAATGGATCAATTAATAATCGAAGGTATGAGAGATTGCGCAAGCACAGATCATCGGTATACCTATGAAAAACAATGGGATTAGGTGATGATTTCTTTTCAAGAAAGAAAGGATAGAATTCTCAATACTTCGCATATTATTAGTGTCGAAGACTCTACAGTATATGAAGTTCATGGTATTGAACAAGTAGGATCTATAATATACATCAACACTGGTGGTATTTTATTTCAAGATACTGAAGTAATGACGTTAAAGGAGGCTGGAGAGGCTGAAAGATTTTTAAACAAAATTAAAGAATTACTTATAATAAAATAAAATATGGCTACAAATTACGGATATTGCTGCATAAATTTAACCTTAGAAAAAGAGCGCGGAATTAAAATTGGTCGTTCTATGATTAAGAAAACCTTTCAAGCAAAAGGTATCAAATACGCTGGAGAATTGGCAGAGGCTAATCTCAGGGATATGATTGAAATTATCAAATGGAATAATCAGCAAGGTATTAAATTGTACAGGATGTCCTCTAATATGTTTCCATGGATGTCTGAATATCAACTACAAGATCTTCCAAATTTTAATACTATTAAAAGTCTATTAGAAAGGGCAGGTAAACTTGCGATGGATAATGGTCAACGAATTGGATTTCATCCAGGTCAGTTTTGCGTACTTCCAAGTCCAAATCCTCAAGTTGTAGAAAATACAATTGATGAATTAGATAAACATGCACAAATCTTAGATTTAATGGGTCTTCCTCAAGACCAAACCTATTCTATGAATATTCATTTAGGTGGCTCATATGGAGATAAAGAGGCTGCTATGCAAAGATTTGTAGATAACTTCAAACGTCTTAGTAAATCTGCACAGAATCGTCTAGTCCTAGAAAATGACGATAAACCAGCTCAATATTCAGTAACCGACCTTTACGAAATCTACAAACAAATAGGAACACCAATCACATTTGATTACCACCACCATAGATGTTATGAAGATTCAATGCCTGAAGAGGAAGCACTAAAACTTGCAGCTTCTACATGGCCAAAAGGCATTCGTCAATTATGTCATTACTCTTCTGCTAAAAAATTACATGAAGATTCTACTGCAATTATGAGAGCGCATGCTGATTATTTGTATGAAAAGATTGAAACATATGGAATGGATCTAGATATAGAACTAGAAGTCAAAGCAAAAGAATTGGCTCTAATTAAATATAATAAAGACTATTTAAGAGAGATGGTTTTATCATAGATATATAATTTATGAAATTTATAAAGACATTTGAAGACTGGCAAGGAGTTTCTCCTGAATTAAAAGCACATATCGATGAGGATTTGGATTTAACAAATTCTTTGTTTAGATTGGGTAGTGATGCTTATTGTAAATTATTCGAAGAGGTTAAACAATACTGGGACAAGGGTAATATTATTCTTAAAGGTCCTTCTGGTTGGATGGCTAAAAACCTTGAAGTCGGTAAGGATGCTGTTTATAAAGAACGCGGTGGAAATCAAATTAAAGTTAAACTTGACAGTCCTAAACGAGGTGGTAAGGCTAAATTTATAGTTTACCGTAATAGTGGAAGAACCGATAAAGAGGGTAATATTGTTGCTAAGAAAATTGAATGGGGAGACCCTTCAACTACTGTAAAGAATGATGATCCTGGACGTGCTGCTAATTTTTGGGCAAGACATGGATGTGATAAAGCTGAAAAAATGGATCCTATGAAAGCAGGGTTCTGGGCATGTTATGGACCAACACTTTTTGGAAAGCAACTAGGACTTAATTCTGATCAGCCATGGTAAATCCAGACTGTAAATGTAGAGATTGTAAATGTGGAAAGGAGTCAATGGAGGAGATGATCCGTAAAATTGATGATAACACAAAACCATTTATTGAAACTATTATATCTGAAACTGAAGTTATCAGAGAATTTAAACCAGGCTATCCTGCACATCTATTTAAATGGCATATGGATCCTGAAGATAGGTTGGTAGAAGTATTAGAAGATTCCGATTGGAGATTTCAATATGATAATGAACTACCGACTCCAATGATTGTGGGTGTATATATTAAAATTCCTGAGGGGGTAATTCATCGAATTATTCCAGGGACATCAGATCTTAAAATTAAGATATATAAGTCATGAAACGCATACAGTTATTTGAAGAATTCTCAGCTAATCGAGTTGTTTGCGATAATTGCAAATGGACTTGGAGATTAGAAGATGGAGGAGATGACACCTACATTTGTCACGAATGCGGTCATGATAACACACCAATATTAGGAGAATCAATGTCGATTAATGAAAGTAATCTTATTAAAGATTTTAGCAAAAAGGCTAAAAAATTCTTAATGGCTCTTAAGGAAGAGGGAAAAGAGACTGCAGAGATTTTAAATATCTTGTATGGCCATGTGTTTAAGAATCAAAAAATGACTGATCTTGAAAAGGAGCAGGTTGGAGAACAATTAAAGGACGTATTAAAAACAGTTGGATTAACAACAATTGCAGTAATGCCAGGTGGTGTTATATTTGCAATCATAATTAAATCCCTAAAACTACAAAAACATTTATTCCCTTCAAACTTTAAATATTTGAATGAATCATATGTCCTTCAAGATCTTGAAGATGAATTTAATATCAAATTAGATCTTTATGATAATGGTAGATGGTTAGAACTTTCACGTATTATAGTTCCTAAAGAGACTAGAGGTTCTGGTATAGGATCAATAGTGATGCAGAAGGTAATAGATTATGCTGATAAAAACAATAAAAAGATTTATTTAACACCATCTAAAGATTTTGGAGCCACTTCCACATCAAGATTAGAAAAATTCTATAAAGAATTTGGATTTGTTAAAAACGAATATAGGGATGAGTCCAAGGAATCAATGGTTAGATTTCCTAAAAATTAAGATATTTTAGTCAACCTGATGGAACTAAAAAAAAATGAAAATAAAATTGACTAATGAGACGCGTTAAATTATTTGAAGAATTTGTTAATGAAAACAGTACATTTACAGGGGATGAGGTAGCTCAATATATTGAGGATATTACACCAGAAGAAAGCGATGTTCCAGATTATTTCATTAATAAATTTATTAAGCCAAATGACGGTTGGGAGCTTAAACAAATCAAGCTTAAAGACCTACTAAAAGACAAAGACTTTAAGGATTATTATAATTCAGGCGAAGAGCGATATGATGAGTATGAGGTCGATCCAAATGATTTATATAATGACCTTGTAGTTTATAAAGGCCAAATCTTAGATGGTTACTCAAGAGCAGCTAAAATGCTACGAGATGGTGAAAAAACCGCAGGTGCATATGTTCTTGAGCATTTCATAAATGAAGAGAACTATCAAAGTCCTTACATTAAAAATGAGAAAGTAACTGGTAAAGTATATCATGCTGCTGGAGAACCTATCAAGGCTCTTAATAATAGGCCAATGTGGTTTGCCTTAGAAAAGGAACATTCAGATGATGGATGGTATACTAACATGATATCAAATGGTGGTGCTTATCAGTATTCTGCTAAGATTAACGGGAAGATTTGTGATGTCTTTGAAGATAGAATCCAAGAATTATTTCAAGAGAATGGATTAGATACTAGAGAATGGGAAGTTGCAATTGTGAGCAATCCTTCGGCTGAAGAGGTAATGAAACTTGAAGGTACTAAACTCTTAATTAAGAATGGTTTTGTTGGTGCTATTTATGTTGACTACGACCCTAGAGATTTTCAAAAAGATTTAGACGCACTTATAATTTTTAATGCTAAGAAGAGTATTAAAGGTTGGAAGCTAGAAAAATCTCAATAAATAAGATATATAATAAAAAAAATATTTACAAATGGCAAAATTAAAATCATTCGAGCAGTATATCTCTGAAATGGATAGAACTGAAGAAATCGAAAAAGAAATCGAAGAATTAGGTACTCCTGATAATAAAGGTACTGAAGAAGTAGAAGACGAGGCTGAAGAAGTTCAAGCAAATGAATCTGAAGAAATAGAATCAGATGAAGAAGAAACAGTACCTGTCTCTGAAATGTTAGAATCATGTTATTCTAAAGTAAAAGAGGAGGCTAAAGTTTGGGAAAGCGACGCACATGATGACCATACAATTGAAACTTATATGGTTGAAAATGCTGCATTAGTAGCTTCTCTCGCAGCAAATACTCTTAGTGAAATGAAAGAGGACATGTCTGGCGAAGCTTATGAAGCATGTTTAAATCAAATGGTTGAAGCATACACTAAAAAATGCAATGAATACAAAGAGTCATATGGAACACCAGACGCTGGAGTTGAAGACATTGAATAATCACCAGATTAAACATTTTAAAAAGTCTATATATAATAAACATATATAGACTTTTTTTATGCCTAGAATCCCGATAGAAGTAACATACATGCAAGTTGCGTATCAATTTGCAAAACTAAGTTATGCAACTCGACGTAAAGTTGGTTGTGTTATTGTAAAAGACAATCAAGTAATATCATTCGGTTATAATGGAACTCCCCGCGAGTTTGATAATAAATGCGAAGAGGATGATATAGTCTATTATGAAAATCCAGATACTGCAATAGAGTTAATAGAAAATCATGGGTACGATTGTGAAAACGGACGATGTATTAAAAAAGACGCAATTACAAAGCGTGAAGTTCTACACGCTGAATCAAACGCAATTATGAAAGTTGCCAAATCAACAATGAGTTGCGAAAGAGCTACCCTATATACTACAACCTGCCCCTGTTTTGATTGTGCAAAATTAATCATACAGGCCGGTATATCGGTTGTATATTACACTGAAGATTATAGAGATATGAGCGGCGTAGAACTATTAAAAAAAGCAGGAATTATTGTTAACCAAGTAAATGCATGGAATGAGTATTAATAAAATCTATTTACCAGAGGTTGAAGAATTAAAAGAATTTTTAAAAGAGAATGGAAGTAGCCGGTTCTATATAAGATATGTTAGAAACAGGGATGTTTTTATCGGGTCTAGTGATAGTACGGATTTTATTGATACTTTTTGTAAAAAATACAATAAAGATGGGATGGCTGAGTTCACTGAGATTGATTAGGAAACATTTTTCAAAAAATGAATATAATTATAAAAATATAAATAAAATGTCAGAAACTAAAGAAAAACTAAAACAGTTTCAATGGAAAAAAGGAGATAATTTCGGTAAGATAGAAACAGTGTCGCGTGAAGATTCCGAATTTATTTATTTTGAAAATGGCGGTCAAATTTTTAAAAATGTTTTAAATGAGTTCATGGAACCTGTTATCGGCGGTGTTGTACCATTTCCAAGTATTGATAAACCAAAACAAAATGTTATTGATAAAAAAACAATACAACCTCAAAATATAATTGAAGAACCTGAAAAAAATCAGCCCAGTGCAATTGAGCAATTGGTTGAAAGACTTTCAAAAAAGAACATTGAAAAATTTGAGACTTCAATAAACTTAAACATACCAACAAAGGATATCTACAACATGTTGGTTGAAAATTCAGATGAAGATCCAAAGGAATTAATTGATACCATTGCAAAAGTTGCTGTCTCTAAAATCGAGATAAATAAGTTACAGGAATATTTAACAGAAGAAATTACTAATTTTATAAACAAATACTACAATGAGTAAAGGAAGCACAATATCAAGAAAACAAAGAAGAGGTCAATTTAGAGCTGCAGGTTATCTAAAAATCAAGAATATGTTTGGAAGATTTTCTGAGCAAGGAAAGGCTTGGTATAATAAAATGGCTGAGGATGGAAGGGCTGCACATGAAGCGAATGTAAATAGAGTTAATGATTCTATCGGTGACCAATTACAAACTAAATTAAATAGTCTAAAAGAAACTTGGAAAGAAATAGGCTATAATGATTCTGAGATTAAATTGTTAGAAGAGGCCTGGTCGTTAATTGTAATTAAAGATAAAGACACTTATAGAAAAGATAAAAAAGATGCTAGAAAACTTCAAAAAGAGGCTCAAGAATCTTTAAAATCTAGATTAAATGCAAACAGTTAAGATAACATTAGCTGACAACGGCGTCATTAAAACAGTATGTGACGATAATATCAATGCTGCTGGTGAAAAGTTCGAATCAACAATAGTTTATGAATTTGATACAATATCAGATAAAATTAAATTCATAGAGGATATTTGTCTAGATATCGGACTTTCTTTTGGTAATTCTAAGAGTAGGGATCAAATAAAGATTTCTACAGATTGGGGCCTGCATTACAAACCAAATCCAAAAGAGGCTTTAGAAAAAATAAGCGAACTTCAAGTTAAATTAGAAGAATTGAAGAGCGCGTTATAAAAAAGAAATGATTAATCAAAGGGTTGAATGCGTTTGGTGTTCTTCAAAAAAAGAGTTTAATAAGTTTATTAGAGATATTGATCGAAAATCTACTAAGGTAATCGATCATGTCTCTATTAAGAATAAACTACTAAAAGCAGATCCTTACTATAAGGAACCAAATGATTCTATTATTGGATTAACCATTATGTCTGAGATTAAAAGATTTTTATCAGAAGATAGACAAAATATCTTAATCTACCAATTTAAAAATCTAGACGAATCTACCGTATTTAATTTTATAAGTTATATCTCAGAACAATCTGAATCAATTATTGATATTTCATTAGTGATAATAGGAAGAGATGATTATCCTCAATCCGGGGTGCTAGATCAATTCAGTGGTGTTAAATTTATAAGCTATGATTAGACATAAGATTTTTGCAAAGGGTGAACATATCCATTGCCTTATAACTAATTCTAAATTTCCAAATGTATTAATGCCTGTTAGGGCTTTTATTCACGACGTAGAGTTTAATGATAAAATGCCAAGGTACCAGATCAGGATTACTAGGTTTTATGACGATCTTGACTTTCTTAAAAGATATATGTTTGGCATGAAATATGATAAATCATTCCAAGGAGGTTACACTAAATTTAATCTTTCTAGAAAGAGATTTAAAACAAGAAAGGAATTAGAAGATCAAATTAATTCAAATTGGGAATTATATCTATTAGTTGTAGATTCTGTTATGTGTGCCAGAACACATGAGGAAATTAGTGAGTTATATACTAATATACAAGATTTTTTAATAGAAAAGAAATTTAAAGAACTTTTTGAATTATCAAATCGAAGCACATATTCTAATGGTAAGTATTTCTATAAAAGCAAAGGAATTTTTGCGGCCCATTTAAAGAAATTTCTGGGTGATAGATTTAATGGTAGTTCTGATTATTTTGATAAACTATTGTACAAACCAAAATCGATTGAACTTGACGATTTAGAATAGTTAATTAATGTAGATATATACATAAACAAATATATTTACAGAGAATGGGATTCGGAAGTTTTACTAATAATCTTGGGAAAGGGATAATCAAAGCAGGTAAAGATGCTTTAGGTATTGCGGGTGATGCTGAAGTGCAAAGTGCAGAAGATGCTAGATTAGCAAAACAGATTAAAGATGAAAGTGGTGTTGATTGGTCTGTTGTTGACTTAGAATGTCCAGATGGTGTTTTAAATACTTTCCAAAAGTCAAATATTAAAAACATTTTAGTTTCTAGTGCAACCCAAGTAGCAGCTGATCCTAAAGGTAAAATAATATCTACTCCAATTCAAGAATATACAACTAGTAAAAATTCATCAAAGTCTTCAATGTACATTAAAGACGTCGACTCAGTTGGTTATAAATCAACAGCAGCAGGAAATGATGGTGATGAGGTTACTGAAGGCCCTAGACCTTACTCGGTATTTAATAGATTTTCATTAGTTAATTATAGAGGAAGTCAAGTAAATGGAGAAGCAGGTGGATATAATGTTGGTAGCGGAAAATATTCTAAAATTCCACAAAATGATTTAATTAATCCAACTGCAACTAAAATTATAGAGGTTACTGGGGGTATAGAACATAATAAAGCCTATAAATATGATTATTCGGATTTTGCACTTGTTAGATATTATGGTAAAATACCAAATAACCTTATGATTACGCTAAGGAGATTTGCATTTCCAATCACAGATGATATTATTACACCAAAAATATTGGGCCCTGATGGCGATATGATTGAAAACTCGCATCCTGATATTGCCAGAGCAATTACATATATGAGTGAAGCTTCTGGAAATAAACTTGAAGATATTTTAAAATTTAGCCATGGCTTCAATTGGAAACCAGCGCAGGCGGAAGTACAAGAATTACAGGGTAAGAGTCAATCATCTTCTGGTAAATTTGGAGCAATGGTAAATGGTAGTAACTTCCTTAGTGCAGCAGCCAATGCATCTGCCGGAAGAGGTGCAGTAAAATCTAATTCAAGAGAACAAAATGCAGGATATGACGCATTTAAAAATACCTATCCAAACCATGTATTTGGACCACTAAACGTTATTAAAGATGTTTTAGTTAGAGAAAAGGGTTTAACATTCGAACAAGAATTTACACTTAAATTTGAATATGAATTGAGAAGTTTTGGTAATGTTAATCCTAAAATTCTAATGTTAGATCAACTTGCAAATATATTAGCACTTACCTCAAACACAGCTCCATTTTGGGGAGGCGCCGTTAGATATATTGGAGGTGGAGGTGTTGGTAGACCTCTTGGTGATCTTAAAAAATTACAAAGTGGTGATTATGCAGGGTTTATGGGGTCAATAATGAAAGATATGGGAAGTATGTTTAAAGGAGTTGGTCAAGATTTAAAAAACCTAACACAAGGTAAAGATTCAAAGCTTCTTAATAATTTAGTAGGTGGACAATTGATGAAATTATTTAACACGCCACAGGGTGGTCAAGCAGTTAATTCATTATTGACAGGAGATCCTACAGGACAATGGCATGTAACTATTGGAAATCCGTTAAATCCAATTATGGTTGTAGGAAATTTATGCTGTCAAAGTACTGATATACAATTTGAAGGAGGAACCGGAGTACAGGATTTTCCAGAGAGAATGGTTGTAACTATTAAACTTAAACCAGGGCGCCCAAGAGATAAAGGTGAAATTGAAAGTATGTTTAATGCAGGAAGAGGAAGATTCTATCTTCAACCAAATGATGTTGCAGATATTAATGACACATCTGACACAAGTGCCTATGGTAACAAAGACAGAAAGCCAAATGAGTACGTTAACAAATTTAGAAAATTAGCAAACGGATAATGAAAAGCTTATATGAAAAACCAATAATTGATGGAAAGGTTAGAATGACTCAACCATCATTAATTTTTGTAAACGAAGTTCCAGTCATTGCAGAGCACATTGTAACTGAAGATGATATATGTAGAATAGATTTAATCTCTTTAAAATATTATAGAGAGGCAGCATACTCTGATTATATATTAAAATATAATGGAATATCAAATCCCTTTTCAATAAATGTAGGTGATGTTTTATTAATCCCTTCAACTGAGGCAGCAACAACAAAAATTATTCCGTTTAAATTGTTTAAATCAGTCAACGTTGATGAAGATAAATTGTCAATTAGAGATCAATTTATTAACACAAAAAGGCTTAGTAAGAAAGACGCAAAAAGAATTGAATATTTACAAAGAAAGGCTGCATCTAAGCCTAATGGTTCAAGTGAAATACTTCCACCAAATATTAGAAAATCTGATGATGCACCAAATATCACTATAGGTAACGGTAAAATTATAATATAACATGGCTGCTTTAGACAATCACATTTTAACAATAATAGAACCTACTATTAAATTGGATGAAGTTCAATTTCCATCCTTTGGGGAAGAGGAAGGCAATGAAAAAGCAAATACTAGTAAAGGTTATAATGTATTAATATCGATTAATAACTATACATTCTCGGATGAGGATATTAGATCTATGCTCCTTAAAGTTGATTCTAAAATACCTACAGTTGATATAGTTTTAGAAGATAGTCTAGGTCTTTTTAAGACAGATACATACCCAAGAGATGGTGATGTTATTAATCTTAGATTAGGCGCGCGCCAAAAAGAAACATATAAGGATATTAGAATTGATTTTGATATTACTAGAGTTAATTCACCAACTGCTAATCCCCAAGATCCTAGCGGTAGGGGAATAAAATACACAATATCCGGCAGAATGAAGGTACCAGGGCTCTATGCCGATATTTCAAAATCTTATGGTAAAGGGACTTCATTAGATCATATTGAATCAATTGCAAATGAACTTCAATTAGGATTAGCGACAAACATTGATTCAGCAGATGACGAAATGAATTTGTTTATAGCATACGATTCAATTAATGACAAGTTAGATGAATTAGTTACACATTCATATATTAGTGATGATTCTTTTCAAACATACTCTATAGACCCTTACTATTATATTAATTATGTTGATATGAATAAGCTAATGGAATCTGAAGAAACCTTCGAAGATGCGCTAGCAGCATTAGATGTTAATATGACGGATCAACCGTTAGATGTCGATACAGATAATTCTAATAATATGAAGCATCCACTACTTTTATCGAATCATAGAAGATACATGGGAACAAGTATACATATTTCTGGGTATTCTTTAAAAAATAATGCAGGTTCTAACTTAAAGAAAAATGGATATAAACAAACTCTTAAATTTTATGAAAATGATTCAGATGAAGGATTAGTTAGTTTTGATATCGAACCAATCTCAAGTAAAAATATGAAAGATATTGAAGAACCTTTAAAGGGTAGAAGAGGAGAAGATAGATATTTAAAGGAAGTTAAATCTAAGTGGATGGGTAGAAAAAACTCAGATCCTGAAACCACAAATATTCATTTAAATTACGAATTTGCTGCAATGCATAATAACCAAAATTTAGATGAACTTAAAAAAATGACACTTGAGATTGAGTTAGCAACAATCAATCCAGCAATCCATAGGTATCAAAAAATTCCTGTGATTATATTTAAAGAGAGCGCAGATGAAATAGGTGCTGATAAAGTGATTAAAGACAAGAAAAATGAACAGGGGTTTGATGTGTCTGATGATGCAACTGAAGACGTACCACAGGCAGGTACTGTAGTTGCTGATGAATTTTTTAGCGGTTATTATGTTGTTGGTTCAATACAATACATATATAAATCAGAGTACCCTTCAGTTGCTCAAAAGATTACACTGTTAAGAAGAGAATGGCCAAGTAGAATTAACAATATAAATGAAGAGACGGTATCTTCATAAATAAAAGATAAATAATATATGTCAGATTTTAAAAACATAAAAGACTTTAAGAAAGGATCACTATCAAAACATCCGTACCAGGACCCGACCTATTTGTCGTTTGTCTTACTATTTGACTTTTTTGATAAAAATAATTCACCACTACTATCACAAGCAACTGAAGATTATTTAAAAAACCTGGCAGTAGATGACCCATATTATTTAGAAAGATTAGAGGCTTTACAAAACTTTAAAAAGACTCTTGCAACCATTAATAATGTAATGCCATGGTATTGGCAAACTCTTGAAGGTCTTGAAAGGCTTCAAAAATACGATCCAACCAATGCCTATTGGGGAGGAGATGATGCTGTTTTAAAGATTCAAATGTTAGAATCTATAAACTTAACCGCTGCTGGTTTAATGCATTTGTATAAGAAGGCAGTATTTGATGAAAACAAATGGAACTACATAGTACCTGCTAATTTACGTAAATTTAGAATGTGGATATATGTTACTGAGATACGAACTATTAAAAACATTTCAAAACCAGTAATAAATGGGATCCCAAAGAAACTTAACAAAGAAGCTATCACCGGATTTCCAGATAACTTTAAACCGTCTATCGATATTGAAAATGGAAATTCAGGAATATCTGGCCAGAACTCTAGACCGTTTTTTATGTTTGCACTAACTTTTTGTGAATTTGATATGACAAGTGGCGCTGATTTTTTATCCAGCCTTTCAAAAAATCCTGAAATGGCAACTGGAGAACTTTCAATTAAATATGAGAACCTGGAAAATATCCAAGCAAGGGTTCTTAATGGTATAATAACTAGCAGGTATAATACTGATCTTCTATCTCCAGCACCGGATTCTGAAAATGAAAGCTTTGATAATTTAGGTGATTTTATCATAGATAAAATTACAGATAAGATTGGCGGCGCAATTACAGGTGCTAAAGAGGATTTAAAAAATCTTGCAGAATCTAAGAAAAATGATTTAGTTCAAAGAGTCCGTAATGCTACTGTTAATAGAATACCAACATTTGAAAACATTTTTCAAAATGCACTAAGAAGTGCAGATAATGCGACTGATGTTAACCAACAGTCTAGAACTATAGGAAAGGCAATTTATGCAAATGTTAATGATACTGTACCAATAACTGGAAGTGCTAAAGCAGCTCTTGATAAGGCGGCTGAAAGATCACTCGGTAATATATACGATGAATAATGAGTATTGGGAAAGAAGCTGGAAAAAATAAAATAAGAGACACTCATTGGATTGGAGAGGTCGTAGATAATGCGGACCCTTCTAATTTAGGGAGATGTCGAGTAAAGGTGTTTGGTAAATTTGATGACCTTCCATCTGATGCTATTCCATGGGCTACTCCAATGAATCGCGACCATGTTGGTTCTCATTCAATTCCAAATATTGGGACTGTTGTTGCAGTTAGATTTGACAATGGTAATATCTATCATCCAGAGTATTGGTTTCAAATAGATCAAAGTAAAGCATTAAAGGCTGATATTTTAGATCCCTCGGCTGCACCGCAGGATGTTGTTTCATTAGTTTATGATTCTGTAAGAAATGTTAGAATCTATCACTCGCCAGAAGACGGTCTGGTAATTACTCGAGGAAGTGGCGCTAAAGAGAGACCGCTGATTCAAATCGATGAAGAGGGCATTATTAAAATCTCTACAACTGAAAAAATATTCTTGGATTCAGGTAACATATTTTTAAGTAACACTGGCGAGGGAGGTGCTGATGAATCAGAACCTGCAGTTCGTGGAGTTTCCTTAGAAAAATGGTTACAAACTTTATTAGATGATTATAAAACTCATTTTCATCCAACTGGAGTAGGTCCTTCTGGTACTCCAGCTGCACCAACCCCTATGACAATTGCTAAATTAAGTAGTACACATGAAGATTATCAACAAAGAAATAAATAAGATATATAAATCTATAAAACATATCTATTATGCCAGCACAATGGCCAACATTTGTTAAAAACGTCTCTAAAAAATTAGAATCTAGAAGTGCAGATCCTAGAAAGGAATTTGCTATATTTTTAGCAAATGAGTATTTTAACGCCGTTAAGAGTTCTCAAACTATATTTGGAAATAAACATGTTTCTGGCAAGAAACGTATTTTAGAAAAAGGATTTATTGCAGCCTTCAAAGAAATTTATGAAAATGAAACAATCAAGTTTGAGAATAAATTTGAAATGTCAAGGTATTCGGATTTCTTTGAACCTCTACCTAACAACAATTTTGATTTTGATCCCCTTTGTGAAATTGAAGAATGG